ACGGGGAGGAAGGGACGCAAACCTTCCTCCCTGACGGAGTATTTTGAAAAACTCTGTCCCTTTTACATCAATGCGGGCATGACTTACGACCAGTATTGGTACGGCGACGCAACCATAGTCAAGGCATACCGCAAGGCTTACCACATGCAGATGGAAAACAAGAACTTCTATCTGTGGCTGCAAGGCCGGTACTTCTATGATGCGCTGTGCTGCGTGGCTCCTATCCTCCGGGCATTTAGCAAGGCTAAGAAGCCCATTGCCTATCACGAACAGCCTTATGAGTTGAACACCGAATACTCTGAGGTTCGGAGAAAGCAGAGGGAGAAGGAGAGTGACAACAAGGCGCGGCAGATGATGGAGGCATTTGCTACGCAGTTCAATCAAAAATTCAAATCTAAGAAGGGAGGCTAAATCATGGCTGATAACGTGCAGATTCAAGGCATTGAATTTGAAGTCGTGGGCGTGTCTGAACAGGCCGCAAATGGCTTAAAGCCTTTGATTTCTTCCCTGAACAAGTTGAAAAGGATTACCGCGAACGGGCTGGGGTTGAAAGCCATAATTCAGGAGATCAAGGATTTCAACTCTGCCCTCGGTAATGGTGAAACTCCTTTGACTGGACTTGCGAACGCGATCAACCAGATTAGCAGTTCGAGTCGTAAACTGGGTAGCGTCCATACTCATTTGGACGCTATTTCTCAGTTGGACTTCTCCAACCTGACGCAAGCGGCTGAGGCTATCGGCAACATCGCTGCTTCGGCGGGCAGTCTCAGGGGATTCGGTAGTAGACGTGCGGGTATCGCTGGCTCCAACCTCCCGGTTCCCTACGGTGCTGTGGATTCTGGCACTGAGGAAGTGGGCGGCGAGAGGGAAACCGGCACAGTAGAAGATCAGTTCAGGGCTACGTCTGCGGCGGCAGACAGCATGTTCAGTAACCTTGACCGAAACGCTATCCTTTCCTTCAACCAGATTGACTTGCTTATCGCCAAGATCGAACTTCTGAAAAGGAGATTGAGCGAGGGTTTGCCCTCCAACGGCGGTAACATGGGAGATCAGGAGATTGCCAACCTTGCTTTGCAGATTAAACAGGCTGAGGCACAGCTTGATTCCTTGCAGAAAAAGGCGATGCAGAACAGTTCGATCAGTAAGGCGTTCGACAACGCGAAAGCTGCTGCGGACAACCTGAAATCCAAGTTGAAGGAACTGGCTAAGGAGTTCGGCAAGCTGACCCTGAAAGGCTTGAAACTGGGTGGTAGTTTGTTGGCATTGCCGTTCAAGCGGCTTGCGTCCAACATTCAGAAAACCATTGCCCCTATCAAGCAGTTCATTTCCTCTATCGGCAGGATTGCTATGTACCGTCTGGTGCGTAGCGCGATTGCCGGGATAACCAAGTCCTTGACGGAGGGTATCAAGGCTCTGTACGAGTACAGTAAGACGGCTGGTACGAGTTTTGCAAAGTCTATGGACTCCATATCGGCTTCGGCAAACAAGCTGAAAGGTAGTCTCGCGTCGATGGCGGCTCCGATTATCGAAGCCCTTGCCCCGGCACTGGATTTCCTTATGAGCAAGATTTCTGCGTTGCTGAGTCTGATTGCACAGCTTTTCGCCGCGCTGAGTGGCAAGGGCGTTTTCACCAAGGCGACTAAGGGTGCATCGACGTTCGGCGGTGCGGCTGGTAGTGCTGCGAAGGAAATGCGTATGCTTATCAGCGGCTTCGACGAACTGAACGCTTTCTCCAAGTCTGGCGGCGGTGGAGGCGGCGGTGGGGGTGGTAGCGGTATCACCTTCGAGGAAATGCCGATTGCGCAGGAGATTCTTGACTTTGCCAAGAAGCTGCGCGAAGCCTTTGAAGCTGGCGACTGGGAAAAGCTGGGACGGCTGCTGGGCGAGAAGATCAACGAGATTTGGGACAGCATCGACTGGCCCGGTATCGGCAAGAAGCTGGGTAAGGGCATTGACGGTGTAATCCGCACAATGTATTCCATGCTAAAAACTATCGACTTCAAGAAGATGGGTGCTGACCTTGCGTCTATGGTGAACGCTGCGTTCGCTGAAATCCACTTCGACATTGCCGGTAGACTGCTGGTACGAAGGATTACGGCCCTGTTTGATATGCTGATAGGCTTTATCATGGGGCTTGACTGGGGACTGGTTGCAAAGTCCATAGGCGACTTCCTGAGAGGCGCGTTTGACGAGGCGGCTGAATGGCTGGCAAGTACGGACTTCGCTTCGCTTGCTCGAACGCTGAGTGATGCGGTGAAGAAAATCCTTGACCAGTTGATCGACGCTGCGAGTCATATTCCTTGGGAAGAATTTGGCAAGGCCATAGGTGATTTCCTGACGAATGTTGACTGGTGGGGTATCTTCACCAGAGTAGCAAAGCTGATTTGGGAGATTATGAAGGGCGTTATCAAGGGTGTGTTCACTACGGACGGTGGACGCATACTTGCGGGCGTATGGCTGCTGTTCAAGAGTCTGTCCTTGGTTCCCGCGATGCTTAAATTCATGGCGGCAAAGGCGGCTCTGCAATGGGTCATGGCAATGATGAACCCGATTACGGGTATGCCGGGACAAGTGGCCCAGACGGGACAACTACTGCTACCTGCCGGTAAGAACCTTGTCGGCGCACTGACCAAGGGTATTCTGATGGGCGTGGGTGGCATTGCCGCTGCGTTCTGGGGTATCAAGGACGCGCTGATGAACGGTTTGAACTGGCTGAACGGCATAGTGATTCCTGCGGGTACGGCGTTGGCTGGCGCGGGCGTTGGAACGATTATCGGCTCCCTCGGAGGCCCGATAGGGGCTGGCATGGGCGCGATTATCGGTCTGGTGGTCGGCGGGCTGATTGACCTCGGTATCGCAATCAAGCAACACTGGGGCGAAATCTCCGCATGGATAACCGATAAGTGGACGGCGTTCACGGACTGGGTATCGAACGTGTGGGGTGGCCTTACCGAATGGACTTCTACCACTTGGACGAACATAAGCAATGCCGTGTCTACGGGCTTCGGTGCTGCGGTGGACTGGGTGACTCAGGCGGCTACCGACGTGGGAACGTGGGTATCGAACGCTTGGAACACCATTGCGGAACAGACTTCCCTTACTTGGGAGAATGTAAAGCAGATGTCCATTGAAGAATGGGAGGCTTTGAAGGTCGGAGTCAATCAGGCGGTAACGGACGTTGGCAACTGGATAAGTACGACTTGGACGAACCTTATGCTCTGGACTGCCACGACATGGCTGAATATCCAGACTACGGTGACAACCTTGTTCAATAATGCCAAGACTGCCGTTGTCAATGCCGCGAACGAAATAGGTCAGTGGATTTCCACGACTTGGAACGACATTACTACTTGGACTACTACGACGTGGACGGAAGTTAAGACAACTGCGACTTCTTTGTTCAATACCGCGAAGAAGAACATTGTCTCGACGGCGAACACGATGAAGTCCAACCTGTCCAGCACTTGGAACAGTATCAAGAGTACGGCTTCGAGTGCATGGGAGTCCATTAAGTCTACTGCGGTAAGCAAGTGGCAAACCCTGAGCAGTACGCTTTCCCAGAAGCGGAGTTCTCTGAGAACTACGCTCAGTAGCTTGGACTGGACGAGTGTTGGTAGGAACCTTGTTGAAGGTCTGATGAACGGTGTGGGCGGTGCGTGGAACGCTCTTGTTGAAAAGGTGAGAAGCCTTGCAAACAGTCTGATTGCTCAGATCAAGAGTTGGTTCGGCATAGCCTCTCCTTCTAAGGTATTCGCTGAGATCGGTGAGTTCTTGGACGCAGGTCTGGAACAGGGTATCGAATACGGAACCGGCGACTTGCTGGCAACGGCAAAGACTCTCGCCAATTCCGTTACGAACGCGATGACTCCCCAACTGCCGTCCCCCGACGTGTGGGCTGACGATTACAGTAACATTCTCGGTGACACGGGATTGACGCTGGAACAGGAAGAACCGGCAACCGGGGACTACGGAGAGGAAGGGAACGGCTATCTGGCGGGTATCGCTCAGGCTGTGGAACAGATGTTCTTGTTCATGCGCGAGAATAGCAACAACCAGCAGGGCGACTTGAAGGTGGTCATTGACGGACGCGAAGTGTTCAACGTGGTAGTCGCGGAGAACAATAGAGCAATTCAAAGGACGGGCGCAAGCCCCATAAGGGTGTGATAAATATGGCTGTTGGAAAACTGGCAACGAATGGTTGGTGGGCTGTCAACGGCACTCCTATTTATACACCCTCTGAGGTCGAAATTCAACATGACAACATGGTGAGTTCCGACACCGGGCGAACCGAGGATGGCGGTATGCACATTACTTGGATTCGGAGTGACCTGAGAAAAGTCAACATGACCTTCAAGTACCTCACTGGCAACGAAGTGAACATGATGGTCAATCTGATGCAGGGTAAGCAGTTTACGTTCACCTACTACGACAACGGGCTTGTGAGCATCACGGCGTATGTGGGTAAGAACAGCTATAAGCAACACAACTTGACCCTGTACGCAGACGAAGGAGGTTTGTATACCGACTTCAAGATCAATGTCATTGAAATGTAGGTGGTTCTATGTATGCGGTATCTGACGCTTATCTGGAACAGATAATGAGTCAAACGGCTGTAACCAACTGGTACGGCTCTATCAGAACCACAATCGGAACGGTGTATTCCTTCGACCTCTCTACCATCGTGGAGGGGTCGGGGAAAATCACCCGGCAGATTTGTACAGGTGATGATATTGAGATCGGAACTACCTGTTCCTCGGAGTTGGCTATAAGCCTTTACCTTGGACGAGTTGACCGTTACGAATTGTACGGCGCGACTGTAACCTTGTTCTTCCAACTGAAAGTCAACGACGATTGGGAGGAAGTACCCATAGGAATTTTCGTTATAGCGGAACCGCCTGAGTGCAGTTTGGACGTTGTGACGATTCATGCCTACGACGCGATGCTGAACTTCAACAAGAATTTCGGTATCAATCTACAGGGCAATCCCTTCTACCTGCTGTCTTACGCCTGTAATGCCTGTGGTGTTGCGCTGGGTAGTACGCAGGAGGAAATTGCCAACTACACAAACGGCACTGTAGAAACATACACCTATCCTGAATTGGAAGTGTATACCTACAGGGATTTTGTGGGATTTGTTGCATCGTACCTCTGTTGTTTCGCCTACATCGGCGTGGACGGTAAGTTGTACCTGCAACCCTACAGTATGGACGTGACCCGTGAGATTCCTCCAAGTTGGCGTTTTGAGTACAAGCCGAAAGGATATGAGGCTTACTACACGGCCCTTGACGCTTACTTTGCGGTATCTGAGGAAGTGGAAAGTTACACTTTGACCCGGACGGGCTTGACCTACAATCTGGGTACGAACCCACTGATTCAGTTCAATGCGGATGACCTGCGAAGGTCTGTGCTGATGAACATACTGAACAAGCTGGCGACGGTGACATACACTCCCTTCACGGCGCAAGTTCCCTGCGACCCGTCGTTGATGATCGGTGACACGCTGAACTTCACGGGCAATCATGCCGTGGACGGCAAACTGTGTGCCATTACCAAACAGGTAATCACCATCAACGGCGGCATGGAACTGTCCTGCGCCGGGTCTGACCCGAATTTGAATGTGCTGACCGCAAAGGAAAAGCAGATTCAAACGGCTTCAAAGAACAACAATCAGGACGGTATGTACTACTACGACTACGCTAATTCGCAGGAGATTACGATTGCGGACGGCAAGAGTGAGAAGATCATACTGTTCGATTACACGACCAAGAAGGAAACCCACGTTGATTTCCATGCGGAAGTGAAGATGCAGGTTGATACTACCGAGGATTACAACGAAGCTACGGACACTTACTCCGAAGCAGACGGAGTAATCTATGTCACTTACTGGACTGGCGGTTTTGAAGTGACCGAGTATTACCCGATTGACAGCTTCTTCGACGGGTTCCACCTGCTTCATTTGGTGTATACGTGGTGGGCTTCGGCAAACATCGTAAGCACATTTGAGGTTATCGTGAAATGCGTGGGTTGTTCGGTGACGATAGAGCAGGGCGCGGCCCGTGGCTACATTGCCGGTATCGGTCTGGTGGGCGATGGTGCTTGGGACGGCAGCGTTCGTATCTATGACGAATTTGCTCCGATTGATTTCAGTATCATTCGCAAGAACTTCACCGAGACGGTTGTCAGTAGGTTCCAGACCCCGACTCAGAGTCCGTTCGGTGACAACTTGAAGAAGCGCAACTTCTTCTCCACGATGCTGAAAGGCATGAAGGAAGAAGTGACTGGTAGTCTGCTGCATCGCTTTACGGTACTGTGGAACGACAATGACGTTGTTACTGACGGTACACATTCGGAGAATGGTGTATGGGTGAATGATACTCCGTACATCACGGGAACCGTAACTACCCCGACAAAGGACGTAAGTACCATTGTTCAGGTAACTTCTCATCATGCCGAGTCTATGGGTGACGTGACATTCCTCGCGTCGTTCGACGGTGGCGAGACATGGTATGCCTATTCGGGCGGCTGGGTACAGTGGACTTCGGGCCACGGCATGGCTGAACCCGTAATGAGTGCGATTCCTCAGAGTGAATGGGACGCGATGCTGAACGGCACTATCACAATGAGGGCGATTCTCGAAGGTGACACGCAGTTGCGTGACATTCAGATTTATACGGAGGTACATCAATGATGAAAGGACATACTAAAATCATTTTGACCAACGTAGAGACGGGAGAGCAGGTTATCCATGAGGACGATAACCTGATTACCAAGGCGATTGACAAGATCATCAACATTGAAATGTCGATGAATCATGCCCCGAACAATCGGGTGTTGCCGATTGCCACGAACGCCCTTGGCGGTATCATGCTGTTCGACGGGGAACTGACGGAGAGTGAAGATAATATTCACTTTCCGTCTGAGGCCCATCTTGTCGGCTATGCGAATACCGGGGTGAATACCAGCGATACCAAGCGCGGTTCGTGGAACAGCGTTGAGTCTGGCAAGATTGAAAACGGCTATGTGTCCGTATGGGATTTCGGTACAACTCAGGCCAACGGCACAATCAGGGCTGTAGCAAGGACGCACAATCACGGCGGCGCAACCCCGTTGTATAACTTCCTTGGGCCTGATTATGTCGATGTGAATACAGGCAATCCGACTACCGACACTGACTGGACTCCCATTCGGTATGACGGGACGTACCTGTACATGCTGAAAGGCAACAGTTCTACTCACCAAATGCGGCTTGCGCGTGTGAAGATTCCCAAGCTGCAATTCGGCGTTGCGGACTATTCTGACGTAGCCCGTAACTATGAAGTGATTGCTTCTTGGGACACGCTGCTGACTTCTTATACCTACTATCCTTCGCAATACTGGTATGACAGGAAGGAAAACGCCTACGAACAGTATTGTTACGCTGACGATACCTACCTTTACGAAGATGGTCACGACGGCTACATTTACTGTATCGGCCTTGGTGCGGCGAATAGCTGGAATACCTACGAATACGACTTGACCTACTTTACGATCAAGTACGGCGACGGTTCTTTTGATAAATCCGAAACTGTGCGCCTGAAAACAGGATTGTCCAGATATGCCTATAACACGAACGGCTTTGCGTGGGCGAGACGGCAATATGGTCATGTGAACGGCGGCAAGTTGTACCACATGTCGGGCAACAGGAAAATCATCTACATTATCCCGCTGGATAACATCGCGTCCTACAGCAGTATTCGTATATTGCAGGATTCGGAGTCGGATTACGTGGAGCATTTGGAGAATATATCGCCCCGCAACGGCGGCGTATACATGCAGGTGTATCACTACACCACGTCCAGTTACCAGTATCGTCACGGTATCTTGTACCCGGACGGCGTGTTCGTTCTCCCGGAAGTTTCTTATGCGGGAACAAGCGGAAGTCACGGAAACAGTATAATGTACGATACGCGACTGCGTACATGTGACGATGACCTGTTGGTGTGGATTTCGGGAGGTAGTACCTACACCCGGCAAACTTGGGCTGCGAACTACCTTGGCACGATCAACAACCTTGCGTCCCCGATTGAGAAAACGGCAGCGCAGACCATGAAGATCATCTATACACTGACCGACATTGACGATTCCGAAGATGAAGGTGAGGACGAGGGCGACAACGGCTAAGGGAGGGGCTATGTATGGCAAATCCGTTCAAGTATAGAATCAACTATACCGGCAGTTCCAAGGTCATTCGTCGTATTGTGGACAGGCTGAACAACATCGAAGCTGCAATGCTTGGCACAAGACACGACGAGGCTTTCTACGGGGACTGGGGGAACGAGGCGTATGAACACTCCCAACTCAGGGAGGGCAACCCGCACAATGTCACCCTTGATGATTTGGGTATCGCTGATGTTCCCCGCCAACTGGCCCTGCTTGCCGACCTCGTAGGCTCCGAAGATTACTGGGTGACACATGAGACGGAAACAGAGTACATCATTGACCACAACGGCGACAATCTTGTGCTTGTTTCGGCAGCGCGGCTTCTCGCGTGGCACTAATAACTACAGGAGGTATGAAGTATGGCAGTCAAAACCATAGCTGAACTGTCGTTGATAAATCGGCTGAATGATACAGACGTGTTCGTTATCGACGATGGTTCCGCGAACTACAAGATTCAGTGGAGCGCATTGAAACTCCTGCTGGGTTCCGTGTCCAGCTTTACGGCGAACAATGAAACCGGCGTGTTGTCTCTGACGCTGACAAACGGCACGATTCTCAGCGTTACGCCCCACGACCCGACCAAGCAGAACAAGTTGACCTTTGACGAAACGCCCACGGCAGACAGCGATAACCCCGTGAAGTCTGGCGGTGTGAAAACCGAACTGGACAAGAAGCTGAACAGTGCGGATTACAAGCAGTTCACCGGCGCGACGAGTGAACACGCTGGTACTGCGGGTTTTGTCCCTGCCCCTCCGTCTACCGGGCGGTATCTGGGTAGCCAAGGCGTATGGGAAGAACCTGACACAACCCCCACGGCAAACAGTGAGCAGTTGATTACCTCCGGGGCGGTAAAAGCGGCACTGGCTCTGCTGGGCGACCCTGTGACGATTGGACACGGCGGCACTGGTTTGACAGCTTCTCCTTCGCTGCTGGTGAACCTTGCGGCGACGGCAGCGGCGAATGTGCTACAGGCAAGCCCACGTCCCGGCGTGACTGGCATATTGTCGTTGGAACACGGCGGTACAGGCAAGAACAGCCAAGACGGATTGATTTCTGTTGTCGCCTACGGTAATGCCGGGGCGCACAACATGATCTATCGGGGCAAATACCTCGGAACTTACGTGACCACGGCCCAGTGGAACGCAATCGGCGCGGGAACCTTCGAGGATTTGTACATCGGTGACTATTGGACGATCAACGGCGTGAACTGGCGCATTGCGGCGTTCGACTATTACTACAACATGGGCGATACGGCCTGTACAACCCATCATGTGGTGATTGTCCCGGATAGCAACCTGTACAATCATGTGATGAATGATACGAACATCACCACGGGCGCGTATGTCGGTTCCAAGATGTACACCGAGGGTTTGGCTCAGGCCAAGACCGCGATCAACAACGCTTTCGGTTCTTCGCACATTCTGACCCATAGAACCTACCTGAAAAACGCTGTTGCGTCTGGTGGTTATGAGTCTGGCGGCGCGTGGTACGATTCCACGGTAGAACTGATGACTGAGCAGAATGTGTACGGTTGCAGGGTGTTCGGCAACTGCCTGAATGGTACGAACATTCCCGCAAGCTACACGATTGATAAGACGCAGTTCCCGTTGTTCGCGTTGAATCATCTGCATACCTGCAACCGTGGCTGGTACTGGCTGAGAGACGTTGTATCCGCTGCTACTTTCGCCTATGTCTACCGCGGCGGCAATGCGAACTCCACCTTCGCGAGTAACTCTTACGGCGTTCGCCCCGCTTTCTCTATCAAGAAGTCATAAATCTGCGCCCCTTTATGGGGCGCACTGGAACGAAGGTACACGGATATGTCAGTAGTCAAGAATAAGCGGAAAGCCTCTCAGTTTGAAGTTTTCCACAACCTGAACAGGCTGCGCAAGGAAATAACCGACCTGCTTCTCAGGGATTTCGGATTTAGCATGAACAAGGCCGTAAAGGGCTTGGAAAAGCGATTTGGCGGTAAGCCCTACGATGAATTGGACGAGGTTCAAAAGGCGCATTATGACAGGCTTCAAGCCCGGAACAGCGCGTTTGAGGAATGGTTCATCATCGACGAACGTAAGGCGATTATCACCTATCTGCGCGGCATTTCCCGCGAGGTTTACACGGCGAACAGCATTTACCCGACCATACAGGAGGAACTTGCCGAACGCCGACTTCACCAAGACAAGGCTATAGGGCTTTGCTACGCGATGGTTCAGGAGTTGCAATATATTGTTGACGTTCTGCCCGTTGACGTAAACGTGTACCTACGTTTCGCGGACGCGATTCAGACTGAGATAAACCTTATCAAAGGCTGGCGAAAGTCTGATAACAAGTTCAAAGGGGCAATTTCTACATCCGCTGCTAATTTCGCCAATGTCAACAACAACGGCAATGCGAACTACAACAACGCGAGTAACTCTAACGGCGTTCGCCCCGATTTCAAGCCCGCGACATGAAGCCATTTGAGCGTTTGCGGGCTGTGAAAGGAGAGATTGTCCTTTCGTATGGTAAATACAAAACACGATGCTGCTTCTTACGAGAATTGTAGCTATCAACGTGAGATATTTGACGGTAATGTGCTTTATAAAGCGAAGCAGAGGGCAGAGCAAGGCAGCGATTGGAAACCGCAGGTACAATCCTTTGACATGACTTGGTTGTTTGGTCTGCGGAAACTACAGAAAGAGCATGAATTGTGTGATTTTGAGTTTTATCCGAACACCGAGTTTACCATGAGAGAACGAGGCAAGATCAGACATATTACTGGCGAACAAATCCATGACAGGATAGCCAAGCATGTAGTTTGCGACGAGATACTTTCTCCCGCTGTTCGTAAATATCTGATTTACGACAACGGCGCAAGCCTGAAAGGGAAGGGTATTGATTTTTCTCGGAACCGGCTGCTGGTTCATCTGCGGCGGTATTACCGGCAGCATGGTTCCAATGACGGCTACATACTGCTCATGGATTACTCCAAGTATTATGACAACATTCGTCACGACATACTTATGGCTCAGTTTGAAAAGTTTGTCTCGGACGAACGGACACTGATTTACCTGAGAAGGGTGTTGGAAAACGAACGGATTGACGTTTCCTACATGACGGACGAAGAATATGCCCGCTGCATGAACGAAATATTCAATTCCCTTGAATACGAGAAGGTGGATAAGCGGCTGTGTACAGGCGATAAGTTCATGGCGAAGCATCTGAATATAGGAGATCAGATTGCTCAGATAGCGGGTATCATCTATCCCATACCGATAGATAATTACGTCAAGATTGTCCGGGGCATGAAGTTCTACGGACGGTACATGGATGATAGTTACATAATCCATGAGGACAAGGAACTGTTACGGGACATACTGGACGGGATTATTGAGATCGGCAAGCGTATAGGTATAAACGTGAATACACGCAAAACGCATATCTGCAAGCTGTCAGACTATTGGAGATTCCTGCAAATCCAATATAGCTTGACAGATACGGGAAGGGTGATTCGCAAAATCAATCCGAAACGCCTTACGGCAATGCGCAGGAAGATGAAGAAGCTGGCTCCCCGGTTGACCGAACCTGAGTTTGACCAACTGTACACGTCATGGTTCAAGGCCCATTACAAGATAATGAGCAGATTGCAGCGAGAGAACCTTGACGAACTCTACAAGACCTTGAAGGAGGAATACTATGTACACACTGATTCTGAGTGACGGAACCAAGATTGAGAACTTGGAACTGAACGGCGACTCCTTTGTGAGCAAGGAGCGCATTGACGAGTCCGTTTTCACCGACAACCTGACCGAATTAACCGTAATCCACGATGATGTTAAGGAAATTAGGTGTAATGTTGAGTATACAGGACAGACCCACGGGCCTGACGGCTGGTATTTCTCCTTCGCGGAGATTCCCGCGCAGGAGTTGTTGAACAGGCACGTCAATACGTTGGTTAGCGTTCTCAACATTATGATGGGGGTGGATAGCGATGACTAATGAGAAGTTGGAATATCTGGCGAAGCAGTTCAGGCGGGCGTTGGAGATTTTCGCCGGGACAGTCACCGACGAGTCTACCATGATGGAGATTGCCGACATTTACCCGACCTACAAGCCCGACCATGAGTACAAGACCGGGAACGTGTTCGGCTGGGGCGTGAACGCAGACAACGAGACTCAGCTTTATCAGGTCTTGCAGAACCACGTCAGCAGGGAGGAATGGAAACCCGACGAGGCCGTGAGTCTCTATAAGAAGATCGG